GGGGTTCGTACTTGGCTTTCCAGCCTAGGAGGAACCATGGCCACCTTTCAGTCCATAACTGATATTCAGCAAGACCCCGCAATCCCTCTCACAACGTTTACTCTTGATGGAGCTTCTGTGCAAAGAGGTCCTTACCTCCCCGCGTCCGCTCCATTCTCGAGTACGTTGTCCTATGAACCTATCGTTGAACACGTGGAGAAATCCCCAGTGAACAGCAATGGTAATTGGGAAGAGATTCGGAAACGCGGCTCTATCGTCATGTCTCCCTATTACCATAGGAGGACTTTGACTCGGAACTACGTTGTTGGGGTCCCTGAGATCAGTTGGGTTAATCCTAACCCGTTTGCATGGATTGTCGCGCCTTTACCACCAACCCCACCCTATTGCGGTATCAAGGAACCGTGGAAGTCACTATTTACTCGTTGGACAGAACAGGGCGATTCTCGCTACTGGTCCTCAGATAAATTAGTGTACATCAACGCCTTGAACTCAATGGAAGATGGGTTAGGTGAGGCTGTGGCTACATCCCAAACGTCTGTCATGGCCGCCTTTAAGGGCGGTTTTGACGCTTTAACTCAAGCAGCTGAAAGCCGTGAGGCTCTGAGTTACTTTGAGGCAAAGACTGACGAAGCTCGTGACGTTTTCTCCAAACTGCAAGGTTCGGCGAATAATGAAACGAGGTCTGCGGTTAAGCAAGGGTTTAACGCTCGGCAGTTAATGAATCATGCCGATCGTCACACTCGTGCTTGGGGCCGCAAATGGATGGAGTACCGTTACGCTATCATGCCGCTCGTTTACGCCTATAAAGACGTGAAGGATCTGTATGAGAACGCCGGTCGCACATACAAGACTTTTAAGTCTAAAGAACGCTTGGATTTGTCTGCCGACCTGCCATCTGGCTTGCCGATACAGCAAATCATTCAACGCTCTTCAGGAACGATCGATGTTACTTCTACGATCGTTGCTGGGTATGCGCCCTCTGGTTTAAACTCTTTCGTGGCTTCACAGCTGCAGAGCAATATTTTTGCCACTGCGTGGGAGTTAGTGCCTTTGTCATTCGTGATCGATTGGTTCGTGAACGTCGGCGACTACATAGTCGCGAAGACGTCTCCGGGCCTAGCGTTACAAATGCAGGGGTGCACTGCCATACGAAAGAGAGTCCTCCTCGAGGAGTATCTCCACGATTTTCGCGTGACTAACCTGAGTTTCAACTCAGGCTTGACCAATGCGTGCTATCCGTCACCGGTAGTTCGCACACATACGCATACGCGTTCGGTCATGTCACATTTGAAGACTGTGGAGTTCGATCATTATGATCGAGTCCTCTTCAATACACAGGACCTATCTCTATCTCTCCAAAATGACCCTTTCGGGAATTGGCGGAGGTTAGTTGACGGGGCCGTACTCTCGTACTCACCACTCAAAAAACTCTTAAGGAGTTTCAAATGACGGCACTCAAGCTGTTGAAGAGCGAACCCACTGGCGTGGTATTCGCTGATCCCGCTAAACCGGACTACCAAGTCCGTTTCAAAACCACCAACGCGCCGAAAGGTCTGAACGGCGTCCAAGTACAGAACTATGCTACTGAGATTATCATCACCGATAACAATTCGGTGACTCTCGGTAGTGTGTCTGCACAGGACGCTATTTCGGTCCGCCTGCGTGTGAGTGGCACTGCGCAATCTGGGGCCCGCCTCGATGATATCATCGCGGCTCTGGCTTCCCAGCTTCCGTCATGGGTCGCTGAGGGTGTGTTGAAGGGCTTCGCGCCCACAACCACTCCCATCGTTCCCGTGTAACCAACCCGGTCTAGGAGCGTCAAAATGGAGCAAAGCACAATCCGTGCCTTCCAACGTCATATGTCCAACTTTCAACCTGTTGGACCCTTTCGGTTCGATGAGCAGTTCGCTGTCCATCGATTCCTTAAGAAATATGAACGTCCGATCGATTCTCGGGTGGATGATCTTTCTCAGCAATGCTGGGAACGATTTCTAACCTGTGATCAATCACTCCCTAAAACGCTACAGATGCCGGATCCCGTCTGGTATCGAGCGCGTGTCCTAATCCATTCCTGGCTTAAGGACTTCAAGTTAGGCGAAGTGGATATATCCAACGGTTCGGCTTATACGCCAACCTTAGGGTACAACTCTATCGCTCAGAAACTACGTTCAGCGCAGTGGGATTACACCCCTGGTGCCCTCGATCAAATCGTGGACGCCATAGTGTCGTGCCGTGCGTTGCGTAGATCACTTGAAATGCGTTTTCGCATGTTGTGTAGACGCCGTGGCCACGACTCGCGTAAAGCGAACGCGTGGCTGTGGCATCGTCACTCTAGCGAACGGCGGCCGTTACATTCGATCATCCGATCGAAAGTGGTCTTCGTTTGCGAAAGGCAAGAAGGTTCGCGTTTCTCTACTGTTCCTAAGAACAACGAGAAGCGTAGACCCATCAACCTAGAGTGCCTACTCAACATGATTTGCCAACGGCGCGTTGGTAACGGTCTCCGTGATTTGTTAAAAACAAATCTCGGTCTGGATCTCGATACTCTTGCGGCTGAACACCGTAAGAGAGTGTCCACGCAAGTGGCTACTATCGACCTCCAGGACGCTAGTGATAGCGTTTCGATGGCTCTCGTGCGGTTCCTCTTCCCACGCTGGTTTGTCGACCTTATCGAACAGTGTAGGTCACCTATGGTCCTCGGACCTGACGGTGATTACTACCTACTTGAGAAGGTCTCCAGTATGGGGAACGGTTTCACATTCGAGCTCATGACCGTAATATTGACGGCAGCTTGTCGTACGCTTGATGCACAATCCTCTGTGTTCGGAGACGATATCATTATCGCTCGAAACCATTCCGATCAGCTCGTGAGAGCCCTCGAAAATGTTGGTTTCGTCGTCAACAGGGCCAAAAGCTTTGTTGACGGTCCGTTCAGAGAGAGTTGTGGTGCAAACTACCATGACGACTACGGTTACATTGAATCATATGATTTGATGTGGCCCGAATCGATTGGTGATTGCGTTGGTCTCTACAACAAGGTGGCGCGTCTTGCGATGCGCTACCCTTCGTTTGGACCTCTTCACAAGCGTCTTTTGCGCGCAGTGCCCCACGCCTGGCGGGGGCCTTCTGAAAAGAAGCGCGTGGTAGGTTCAGATCCTGTCGATCTCCCTACCCACTTCGCGACCGGCGGACGTCGTCCACCGCTCATGATGTGGGATCGGGCTTTCGACCGCGTCCATCGGTATTATCGGGACTGTTACCAACTTGAGATCACACCAAGTGATCTCTTCTTTAGTTGGAAATTCGTTCCGAATATCGTTGGCCGTGTCAATCGCGACCTTTGGTTACCGCACCACTGGCACAGGTACTTTATGTACTTGAGTAGTGGTATGGCGACTAAGGACGTAATCGTAGGGTCTGGCGGGTGGACTCACTACGTCTCGTACGGTGATGCGCAATCCAACAGTAGCTGGAAAGCGATCATCGCGGCAATAGCCGATGACACGGAGTGGGCCAGTTAGAGCTTTTGATTAAGCTCGTTTAAAGGTTCCGCTTGCC